CTTCATCCATGTATCTTGTAACTCTGGTATTAATTTCTTAAAATTTTTAACATCATCCTTATCTAAGATGTTTGTTAAATACTTTGACTCTGTTTCTAGCTTGGTAGCTATATTACGTTTTTCTTTTGACATTCTATCTCCTTTATTCATTTCTAATACCTGTATATACCTTTCTATATAAAGGTCAAGTCTAAGATACGGTCACTTTAGATAATTGAGATTCTACTGACCATTCTTCTGTAAGAGTTCCCGTGCCAGGTTGTGGATTACCACCAAATACTAAACCAGCTACAGCTGAACCGCTACCAGATGCATTACTACGAGATGTTCCTAACTCATTAACTTCTGTCCAATTTGTGCCATCCCATTTTTCAGTGTTGGAAATAAATCCACCAGAATAACCGCTAGCTGCTATGCATGAAGTTGCATTTCCAAAACTTGCAGCACCACCTCTACCTGTATTCATTTCGTTAACCTCTGTCCAACTTGATCCATCCCAAGTTTCAGTGGATGCATCAGCGGGAGTTGGTGAAGGCACTGGAGGTGGATTAGATCCACCAAAAATTACAGCAGACGTAGGTGAAGTTGTCCCTGCTCCTGGACCTGATCTTCCTCTATTAACTTCTGCAAGTTCTGTCCAAGAACTTCCATTCCATTCTTCAAAATTAGTTCTTGCTGTGCTTGGAGGTGGTAAATAACCAGGATAGAATAAAGCAGCAGTTTGTGTACCACCACCTTTAGACTCATATCTACCTGTGTTAACTTCTGTTATTTCTGTCCAAGCAGAACCATTCCATGATTCAACATTGTCAACGATAGAAGGACCACCACTATAAGCTAACATTGCTGTTGTGGTTCCTGCTCCTCCACCGTTACCACCTCGTGCCGTGTTTAATTCTGTAATCTCTGACCAAGATGATCCATTGTATTGTTCAACACTATCTATGACTGGAGAGTCTCCCCCAGCTCCTATTGCTGCAGTAGATCCTCCTGTTGAAGTGGTTCCACCAAATCTTTCTCTAGGTGTATTTAAAGCACCGACGGATACAAAAACTCCTGATGGTATTCCAGCTGCTTTTCCGAAAGCTTTTAACGATGCGTCTCCAGATAAAAATATATCACCTTCACTTAAATGAGGTCCTGAAGGAAAAGTCCATTGCTCTGTTGCAGTTTGCACAGCACCTGGAGATGTACAACCAGAAAAAGCTAAAGCTTGTGTGTTACTTCCATTCGTGCTTCCACCAAGTTCTCGTCTTCCTGTTGCTAAATCATTTACTTCAGTCCAGCTAGTTCCATTCCAAGACTCTGTGCTTGTAACAGCTGTTGAAAGACCACCAAAAGCTAAACTGTTTGTGCTTGAAGATCCTGACCCTGCTAATAAATCTCTAGCAGTATTTAAATCTCCAGAACTTTCTGTCCAAGATGAGCCATTCCAAACTTCTGTGTTTGCAGTTGCACTTGGAGTAGAACCACCAGCTATAACAGCAGCAGTTGTTGATCCGGATCCTATACCGTTTGATCTTGCTGTGTTAATCGCCGTAGAACTGGTAAAAGATGATCCATTGTAAGTATTTGTTGAGGTAACATAAGGACCTGGAGCTGTTGCACCACCAATGGCAAAAGCCGCAGTTTGAGTTCCTAATTGAATTATACCACTTAAAGCTGCAGGATAATCTGCTGTTTCAGTCCAAGCAGAGCCATTCCATTCTTCAGTGTCTGTTGTTGCAGGCGCACCTCCAATTAATAAACCAGCTGTTTGTGTCCCGTTATTACCTCTATAAAATTTTGCTGTATTAACTTCAGCTATTTCAGTCCAAGATGATCCGTTCCAAGATTCCACACTGTTTACTGTTGAAGGATCATTTCCTGTTGCTGCTATTGCTGCCGTGTAAGTTCCAAAACCAGATAGACCTTTTCTACCTTCATTCATTCCAGATTGACTTGACCAAGTTCCAGCATTTACAGTTGGATCTACTTTTCTTGTTTGTATCGTTACACCTTTTATTTCTCTATATTTTGCCATAATTAACTCACTGTAATTGTTTGGTTAGCTAAATTTGCTGTCCATTGTTCTGTTGCATTTGTAACCGAAGGTGACTCTCCACCTGTAGCTAAAGCACTAGCCACTGATCCAGATCCAGATAATTGAGTTCTTGCTGTTCCTAAATTACCAATTTCAGACCAACTGCTTCCGTTCCAAGCTTCTGTATTTGCAGTTAAACTAGGAGTTCCACCACCAAAACATATCGCTGAGGAAGCATCTCCTGCACCACCAACATTGTCTTTAGTTTCATTTAAATCTCCTACTTCTGTCCAACTAGAACCGTTCCAACTTTCCGTTTTAGTAGATCTACTAGGTTCACCTCCTCCAAAGCATATTGCAGATGTTTTACTAGCACCAGCACCACCAACATCATAACGTGCTGTATTTAAATCAGATACCTCTGTCCATGTAGTTCCATCCCAAGTTTCTGCAAGAGCAGATTGACTTCCAGTGTTTCCAGCAAACATAATTGTGTCAGTTACTAATCCTTCACCTGATGCACCCTGACTACTTCTTGCTGTGTTAAATTCTGCAATTTCAGTCCATGATGTACCGTTGTATTGTTCTACTTTATCAGATCTAGCAGGTTCTTGTCCTCCTAATCCTAAAGCAGAAGTTTGTGTTCCAACTCCAATACCATCTTGTCTCGCTGTGCCTAAAGCACCTCCAGATGTCCAACTAGAGCCATCATATTCATAAGTAGCATCAGTCAGAGGAGGATTACCACCAAAAACTAATCCTGCTGTTGCAGTTCCAGCACCTATTATACTTGCTCTAGCGGCAGGTAAGTTTTCACCAGAGGCCCAAGATCCAGCTGGCACATCTATTGCCGTTTCTTTAAAAGCATCTGCTGTTGAATTGTAAAATAATTGTCCTTGGGTTTGTTTTGCAAATACAGCAGGCGCTGTAAATTCTTCTGTAGCATTAGAAATAGCACTTGGAGTTAAACCACCAAAAGCTAAAGCCGTTGTACTTGGAGATTGATTAGCTCCAGCAAGCGCTCTTCTTGCAGTTGCTAAATCAGCTACTTCTGTCCATGAAGACCCATTCCAAATTTCTGTCAAATCTGAATTAGTTGGTGGAGTATATCCACCATGAACTATAGCGTCTGTTACACTTGCAGCACCACCGGCTAAATAATATCTACCTGTGTTCATACTAGATATTTCAGTCCATGCCGATCCATTCCAAGATTCAGCATCTGCAGTAATCGTTGCACTAGGGTTTGTTCTACCACCAAAAACTAAAGCTGCAGTCGCTGTTCCACCAGCAGCTGTATCTCTTTTTCTAGTATTCATATCACTTACTTCAGTCCATGATGATCCATTCCAACTTTCGTTAGTTGCTTGTTCAGGAGGATCTGATCCAGGATCTGTACCACCAAAAGCAATGGCAGCTGTAGTTGACGTTCCCGCTCCTGCCATACCAAATCTTGTTGAATTAATTTCTGATACTTCTGACCAAGAACTTCCATCCCAAGTTTCAGCATTGTTTCTTCCACCCGAAGGAGAGTCTTGACTATAACCACCTGCAAAAACAGCAGATGTATAAGTTCCACCACTAGCCGCTAAAGATCTACCAGTATTAACTTCACTTTTTTCAGTCCAAGATGTACCGTTGTAATCTTCTACTTCTTGTCTACTTCTAGGAGAAAAACTTCCTGGTAATTGACCTGCAATAGCTAAAGCAGCAGTTTGAATACCTACGCCTCCTAATTCCTCTCTACCTGTGTTCATGTTATTACCAGTAGCCCACGTTCCACCAGATGCTTGAGACGCAACAGGATCGCTGCTAACAGTTTGAACCGTAAATCCTTTTATATCCGAATACTTAGCCATAGGTTAAGACTATGGAAGATTATATACTACTGGTCTAGGTCTTCGCTCTTTTTCTTCAGCCGACAGTGCATCGTATTCAGCTTGTGCTGTTTCGATTTCACCAGTAACGATAGCTTGTGCTTCTTCTTTTGTTTTAATAGCACCATGCACTTTACTGATCCACTGATCACCATAAAGATTATCGCCTACAACCCATACTTCACCAGGATGACCTGAAAGGTGGAAATGTTTTCTCTCTTCGTGAGTGAAAAAATTCTTACCCCAGTTAGTCGCTGTACAGTATTTATATGCCATAGTTGCTTCCTCCTTTTTCTTGTTTATAAATCATAATTAACTTGTTGTCACCGATTTAATTAAAAAACTATCTGCGCTCCATTCTTCTACTGCGTTAGAGTCTCCGCTAGCACTACCGCCAGTTATTATTCCATTATTTGATGAACTAAGACCTGCTCCACCACCATGTACAATTCTATTTGTGCCCATTTCAGCAACTTCTGACCAAGCAGTTCCATTAAAACCTTCGACTACGTTGTTAGCTGGATCCGTTCCTACAACCAAAGCTGCTGTTGATGATCCCCAAGATGCTCCATACATGTGAGCTGTATTAGTATCTGGACCACTCGTCCAAGACGTTCCATCCCAAGTTTCAAAATATTTAACACCATCTGGGTTAGCAGGCGAAGGTGCTCTTGCACCATCCACGGCTATTGCATTAGTTTGTGTACCACCGCCAGAACCTCTTTCTCTTGAATTATTTAAAACGTTTACTTCAGTCCAAGAAGATCCATTCCAAGACTCAGTTTTGTCTGTGTGAGGTGAAGGTGTACCTCCCATATAAATTAATGATGCTGTTGATGATCCTGATTTTGTACTTGTACAGTTATCTCTTGCTGTGTTTATTTCATTAACTTCAGTCCAAGAAGAACCGTTCCAAGTTTCTGATGCATCTAAATTTACTAATGGGCTTGCAGGAGTAGGACCTTGTCCGGCTGTAGCTATAGCTGCTGTTGTGGTTCCGTCTGCACCAAAAATTCCTACTATTCGACCTTGATTTAAATCTGCTAATTCTGTCCAACTAGATCCATCGTATTCAATATTCTTTTTTTGATTAGGGTAAGAAGGTGGAGGTGAAGTACCACAAATTGCTAGAGCTGCTGTGTTAGATCCTATGGTCCCCATATAATCTTGTCCTGAAGGCAAGTTTGTACCACTAGAAAAACTACCGGTAGACGCTCCGCCTACGTTTATAGTTTTAAATTGTCCTGTTGCAGAGTTATAGTAAAAATCTCCAATTTGTGCTTCAGTTGGACTTGGATCTTCTGTACGGGTTTGAACTTGAAACCCCTTTATACCTTTATATTCAGACATAGCTATTATTTATCCTTTAATAGCCAACCTTGAGTTGAGTCTACATAAACCAATGTAAAACCAGCTCTCTCGGTTGACACTGTTAAATCTGCTGCAGAACCCTGTATATTGTGAGAGTTTCTTCCTACTGTTAAATTGTTAGAGTCAAACGTACCTGCGTAATCTATAATTGAAATTTCATCACCAATTGATGCTGATCCAGGTAATGTTGCTGTAATTGCTCCTGATGTTGTGTTAACAAAATATCCTTCACCTGCCGCTGCAGTAAAGTTAGAAGTTTTTACAGCTTGCCAAGACGTTCCACCAGATACCTCAGCAAAAGATAACTGACCAACACCTGTTGTGCCTGATCCTGTTACTGATGCAACTTTTAAAAATCTATCTGCTGTTACGTTGCCTGTAGGAAACTTTAATGTGTAAGATTGTGAACTTGAGTGGGGCGGAGATTGCAGCTTAATACCGTGGGAGTTGGACTCACAGTTAAGTTGGATAGTTCCAGGGTTAGTGTTACCACCAATTTCTACATATCCAGTTCCGTTTGGTGTTGCTGTAATATTTCCGTTAGCACCATCTGTAATTGTAATATTTCCAGAGTTCGTCCCAGAGTTTGTATCTAAAATTAAATTATATGCACCGCTTGATGTGATGGTAGAGTTTGCTGATCCTGTACCAACTACGATTTCACCAGATCCTTTTGGTGATAAAGCTAAATCTATATTTGAATCATCTCCTAATGCAGCTACTTTTGGATCACCGCCTGTGGCAGCGTTTGTAACATTTACATAGTTTACAGCTGAAGATGTTGTGCTAAAAAATAATTGTTCGTTTCCGTTTTCATCTCTAATACCGTGAGAGGTATCAAAGTCTATCATGAAAGAGTTAGTGTCTAAATTACCACCTAATTGTGGTGATGTATCATCAACAAGATCACTTGCTAATGCAACAGAATCAATACCTGGATTAGTGCCGTCATCTGCTTTTGCATAAACTAAAACTGTTTTACCATTTGAAATGGTAATACCAGAATCAGTTCCAGATACATATTTAAATACTACGTTTTGAGAACCTGAAGTTGAGTTCTTTAAGATATAAAAGTTTTGTACATCAATAGGAATTGTAACGTTTCTGCTAGCTGTTAATGATCCTGTAAATTCTATAATTCTATGAGAAAGCGTTGCACCTGTAGATCCGTCAGATACAGATAAAGTTGTGTCTCCTGAATCAGATACTGCTTGTGTAGTAAAGCCACCAGATATCTGCTCTACAATTTGTAAATTTGTATTTGTTTTCGTTCCCCATGTTCCGGCATTTTCACCAGTTGCCTGGAGTTCAATACCGAGAGGTGTAAATGTCGATGCCATTAAGCTGCTTCTCCTGTTACGTCGTTATAGCTTGTATTTGAGCCAGTTGCAACATCTGAATACGATGTATTCGAACCCGTTGAGATATCACTATACGACGTGTTACTGCCCGTGTCAATATTAGCTAAAGCAGTAACATTTACTGCTCCTACACTAACTGTAGCCGATTGTCCAGTTAAACCCATAACTTGATCTTTTGGATCTATACTTCCTACAGAAGCTGTAGCAGAAACGCCCGTTAATCCCATTACATCAGCTATTGTTAAACTACCTACTGAACCTGTTGAGGCTTGTCCTGTTAATGTTACTACGGAAGAACCTAGTCCTACCAACGTTCCTAATTGTGATTCTATGTTTAATCCTGTTAAAAGTGCTGCATCGTTTGGCACAACCACAGAACCTTGTCCTGATGTAATTGGTAATCCTGTCAAATCAGCTTCATGTGAAGTTACACCTGCTGCTGTTCCTTGTGCTGAAGTTATTGCTAAACCTGTTGGTGAAACATCTTCGTTTGGTGCAACTGCTGTTCCTTGACCAACAGTTGACTCTTGTCCTGTTAATCCCATAATTTGATCTGCAGGGTCTACTACACCAATCGCTGCCGTTGAAGATAAACCTGATACATCAAAAGATACTTGAATAACGTTTGTAATTGAATTGACAGATGATTGAAAAGATATACCACCAACTTCGACTGTTTTTGGTATTACAGGTGAAATAGATCCTGTTGAAGCTGTAGATGAAACTCCTGTTGGTTCTACTAAAGCGTTTGCTAAAATTCCAACTGCACCAATATTAGAAGTAGCAGATATACCTGTTAATGAAACTGTTTCGTCTGCAAGATTTCCCCACTCACCATCGTTCCATGCTTTTGCACCCCATCCAGTAGCGAGCAAAGCATCACGATTCCAATATGCTTGGCCCCAGGTGAATCGACCCCATCCTGAAGAAACCGACATAGTGGTCCTCCTATGCTAATCTTATGATTGCGTTTGTTGCGTCTGCTGTAGGAAACTGAATTGTAAAAGTTCCGTTTGTCGCTGTTTTGTCAGAACCGAAAGCGATTGCACAAACAGCTGCGTTAGATGCAGATGAATTATAAATTAATGCACCGTTAGCTGTGAAAGAAGCTGATGAAAAACTTACATCTGAAAAATCACAAACTGCAGTTGTACTTGATGCTACTGGAGTTACGCTTGTTAACGTAGCGCCACCAGAAGTATAAGCAGTTCCAGATGTGTTTGTAATTTCTTCTGAAGTTGAAAATGCAGTTGTTCCTGCACCAAGAGTTGCATCACTATCATACAAAGCAATTTTAAATGTGTTACCAGTTGTTGCTGTAAAATTGTGAGTACCTTTTAAAAGTTCTACTTTAAAACTTGTACAAATTGCTGATGTAATTGCCATATTTTATCTCCTAAGGGTTTGGTGAGTTAATCGGTAGTCTAACTGTACCATCAGTGTAGTCGTCTCTTCTACGTCTACCAACTTGCTCATTTGCAAACTTCTGTACTTCCTGTGTATACTTTTGCTCGTATAATGTCAACATATCTGCTGGTCCTTTTAAGAAGCCATAAGTCTCTGCTAGACAGCAATATAATAGGCCATTAGGGAAGTTTAAGCTGATATAGTTAGTATCATTATTCTCTAAAAGATCCGGCATTTTATTGTAATGCACTCTAAATTTATAGTTAGTATTAGGGGTAGGAGCCAAAAATATACGTCCTGAATTAGTATCTGCTTCACCTGTAGCATTACCAAACATAGCATAGTATTTTGGTTTACCTTGTGCTGCAGATGTACCTGTGATCGGTTGGTATTCTTGTAGGTATGTTACGTCTTTTTTCTCTAGCCAAGTGTTAGATCCTGTAAGCACGGCGCTTGAATCATATACCTGTATACCTCTAATAAACACAGCTCCAGCTGGACAGTTAATTGTTTCTTGTCCTGGAACTAAATTACCTGATTGTTGTTTTCTATCTGCATCAATAGGCACATCTCTAAATATTCTATATTGCGCATTTAAAATAATGTTTTCTAAAACAGAATCAGATAACACATTAGAATCAACCTCTGTGTAACTTCTTATTTGTGTTTTTAATCCTGATGCACTTAATCCTGCCATTATGCTACTATAGTGACCGGTCCTGCGGACGCAAGGCCACCTCCTCCTGTTCCCGAAAACAAGGCATTAGTGCCTGCTCCGAATGTATAATTATTATCATCTGTTTTAGTAATTGTAAATCCTGAAGAATTTGTAAAAGTCGTTGCAGCTATACCCCCAACAGACTCAACATCTCTAAATCTAACTGTATCACTAGTAGATCTCCCATGATTAGGTTCATTAACAGATATCGTCGCTGATCCACTTGTAGCTGTAAAAGCGTTCAAAGGTAGAAGTATAGGAACAGCTGTTTCTATTCTATCAGGTCTTACATTACGCAAAGATATTGCATCACCATTCATAGGCTTTGGTTCTAATTGTGGTTGTTTTGGTTCAAACTCAGATACATGAACTAAAGATCCATTCCATTCTCTAACCATTTCATCATACGGAAACTCCAAACCTGATCTGTCAGATATTGCTTTTGCGTATTTACCTGTAGCGTATTTTGCCATTATGTGCTTGGGTAATAAGCTTTAGGAGTAATATAAGTACTCGAAGCTGACCCATCCTCTGCTAATGCTCTAGCTAATTCATCTTCATAATATAATTTCATTGGTTGAACTAACTGTGGAACATATTTTTGTGCTAAATAAAAAGCTAAACCTGAAATCATACAAGGTACAAATCTAAACGGAACGTCTGTTGCATTTGTATAATCACCTACATCTTGTATTCTTTTTATAAAAAAGAAATGCATATCTTTAGATGCATTTGTAGAATCTGGTGTTGGATATATGTGTATTGTAACTTTATCTATAAATCTTTCTACCCAATATTGATTAGGTGTTCCTTTTGAAAGTTTATTAGAAAAACCTGCATAAGTAGATCTGTCCACTTTTGTCATTGGTGAATCAGATTGTGTTGTTTGAGTTCTATTAGATCTTAACTGTGCCTCTAATACATCAGATATACCAAATACACTTGCTGGAGCAGTTGTTGTTGCGCTTGTACCGTCATCACTTGATCTAAAAAAATCATAGTCTGATTGACCTTCAATTAGATCTAAATTAGTAGATCCTATTTCCCAATAGTGAATACCTCTGTTGCCCCATTCTTGAAACAAAACATTTAGAGATCTTCTTGCTGATTTTAATTGGTAACCAGATACGTTCTGTAATCCAATACGTTCAAAAGACTCTTCTATTATTTCATCAATAGCAAAAGTTTTGTCGAACGTAGCTGTTCCCGAAGTAGTATTAGCCATTTAATCTCCTTAGCCAGTGTAGCCGATAGTTAGAGATGTTGTGTTAGTCATGGTTGCATGAACACCATTTTCAAATCTAATACCATTTCCTGGAACAAAGATATCTAAACCTTCTGTTCCAAAATCAGCTTCGAAAACTTTATCTCCTGAACTACCAGATGAAATATCTCTCAAC